CAACCGAGAAAACATGCCCGTCGTTGACCATGGGAACCTGCTGCCAGTGGACTTGATAAATAGACAACCAATCACAAAAAACCATCATCGGGCTGACCTCTGTTTTCTCATTTTGAGAATAACTTTACGTGTTACAGGCACGTAAAGTCTTTTTACTTTGCATCCGTGCAACATTGTACAACCGGTGCCTACCTGTCCTGTCGGTCAACACTCCCACCGCTCGGCCGCAAGCGGCTGTCGCGGTAGTCGCGTCGACCTCCATGGCTGACTTAGCAACGGATGATCAACGTTCCTCATACGCGCCCTGGGGGGGCGCTCAGCGTATACCTGGGTAATTTGTGCCATACCCCTAACTATCACGCGACGACCGTGGCAAAAGGATGAGGGGGGTTCGTCGCTTCGCTCCTCCCTCGCCTTCGCTCGGCTTGAGCCGCCCCCTTCGTCATCAGCTCTGGCCGAAAGCGGTTTTGCAGGAAAAGGGGTTTTACCTGACAGTGCAGGATTCAAGACCCGGACGACTCATTCGCTGAAAAACTTCATCAAGGCCCCGGCGACGTACAACACGGCGGCAACAAAATAAGCCATCAAGCAGACCGCAACGACAACGGGGTCGATAGCTAAGAAATTGGCAAGAGTGTCGATCATCGCTTCCTCATCAGTCGATCGCTCAAGATTTTGCCGACGGCCTCACCGAGCGTCATCGGCTCAGCATCGGCAGAGCGGCGGGCCACATACGCACGCAGTGCAGCAGCAACCTCGGATTCCAGTTGCACCTCCACACGCTCCAACCCACCAGCCGCGGCTCGAGCTCGAGAGGCACGAACGCGCTCTGCAGTAGACATCGCCTTTCCTGTAGGAGGTCGACCACGTCGAGCAGGAAGACCCGGCAATTCCATGGTGAGCTTGTCACGCATTTTCCACCTTCGATTTCAAGACTATGAGATCGACCAGCTGACGCTCAGTTTGCTCAGCATCCGATTTATCGCCAAACGCACGAAGGTCCTTCAAATCCAGCTCTAACTTAGAAATACGATCAGCGAGCGCACCCATCATCAAGGTCCATTCACGCACCGACATAGTAATTTGCATAACAACCTCCCTGTGTAGATAAGCTATTATACGTTACCGGAAACTATAATACAAGCATTATTGTTACCGGACACGGTAATTCTATGGGGCTTTCGGGACAGTAGCAAACCGAGTAGGAGGCCCGTTGTTCGGGTCAGTCCGTGGTCGCATACCACCGGACAGCTGAGCTTGCACCTCGTCAAAGGCAACGACGCGCGGCGCACCGTATGTGTCACGCATTGGGACATCAGGGTGTTGGTTCATCACCTGAACGCTACGTTGTGCCTGCGCTTCCTGCTGTCGCTGAGGCTCGGGATCAAAATCCATGAACCGACCATTTCTGGCTATCGACATGCACGTGTTGAACTCAACCTCCATGGGTGTGGCCTGCTGGGTGAAGCACTTGCAGTCGATCTGACCGCCATCACGAACAGAACCCTTCTGAATGCATATGGCCGGGATCGGCACCCTCGTAGCCTGCGTCAACTGGTCATACCTGGGCGAAGTCTCAGGCAGACCTTCAAGCCTAGGAGTGCGCTCCCACAAAAAGCGCTTGGCATCATCAACCGGGTTCGCATACCCCGGCTCTGGCGACGCCGGGCTTGAAGCCGCTGCAACCTGTCCAGCGCCCGCAACAGACGTAGCGACCGGGGCATCATCCCTCTCCCCCGTTATCTTCTTCTTCATGAAGTTACCCACGTATGCCAACAGCCCGATGACCAGCACAATCAAAACAGCCACCATCTTCACCCGGTAAGGAATCGACCGCTTGACGGTATGGACCTCCGCCGACTTGTACAGGCTGTAAATGCTCTTATCAAACGCCCACTTCGTCTTTTCGCTATCAGTCCGGCTCTTGTCGCAGTTGTCCTTGACAGCGTCCCACCGATGCACCGTGGACGCCTCGGTGCCCCACAACCGTATCAGGTGCCAGTGCCGACCGGCCAAGCGGCGAACGGAAGGATCGACCAGCGACGGATGCTGAGTAATGAGCACCAGGTCAATGCCCAGATGTCGATGCGTTTCGAGGTCTTGAACGAACTGCGGAGGCGTAGCCCCCATCGACCGATTGCGGAAGATCTTCTGTGCCTCATCGATCACCACAATTGAATTAGGCGGACAACTCGCCCAGGTGCGCGGATCCTCGAGGTGCTCCCAATTCAACGTCAGCTCTGGGATGCCGTGATAGAAAACGGGCCGATTTTCCTGCTCGGCACGCTTCTTGAGCATGCTGATCGTGTACAGCGTCTTGCCGTTGCCAGGCAGTCCGGTAATCAGCTCGATCATACGCCGCCCTTCGTGACAAGCTTCGTGATCGTGTTACCGCCAGCCATCTTGATAAGCGCCGCGGCGGCATAGGCTGAAAACAGCATGCTGATGGCCTTATCCACCCACAGGAACGCGAGCACCTGAACGACGCGAGGATCAAGCGCGCTGACGTTGCTCTTGATGCCGTCGAAAAGCCAGTCGATCCCTGTCGACAGCCCCTTGTACGTCACGAACGACATTCCAAGGGCGAGCAACGCTCGTCCCACCAACGACCCCATCACGTTCATGAGGAGTCCAACCAACATCATCGCTAAAGGCATTTTCTACTCCATCAAGACAAGATTGCGCCCCTGAGGGTCTTGAAGGACAAAAGTCCAGCGACGACCATCAGCGCGTAGCGAAGGCCAAGCAGATACTGGCTGACCTCCGAGAAAGGAATAACGAACTGCCGGTTCAACACCGTGAACGCCACATCATCAATACCGGCGCGATCGCCGAGCCAGCCGTCCTGCTTCAAACCGCCAACCTCGACCACAGACGCATTGGCCGCAGTCGGAAGCTGGTCCTTCATCGGATCGTTCCCAGCAGCGGCAGCACTCGCATCCTTGAAGTGCTTCGACTCGCGAGCCTCCTTGTCGGCGGACTCCTGCGAGCACTGCATTGCAGCCGTGGCCCGAAGAGTCGCGCACTGCACGGCGTCACCCATGCACTGAATCTGGCCACAAGTGCCAGTGACGGAACTCTCACGACAGATCGACAGATTGGGGTTCGTCTTGCACATGTCGTACTTGTCGTCCTCGACAGGACGATCAGCGCTGCCCGGCTTGCCTGACGGCGTTGTCGACGTGCTTGCGGTCTGCGACGTGTCCTTGCTGCCATCGGTACGCGTAATGGTCGTCGTCGTCGTCTTCGTGGTCGAACCATCGCTGTTCGTCACGGTGACCGTCTTCGTGTTCTGCGTTGACCCGTCAGGAAGCGTTTCGGTCTTGTCGACCTCGTTCTTTGGCGGTGCCGCCTTGGCCGGCGTCGTTGTGCCCGTACCGACGCACATCGGGATGCCCGATTGACTCATGCCGGCGTGAACGGTACCAGCTGGGCACGGACCTTTGCCAGACTGATCGCCTGCCGCTGGTGGCGCCTCAAAGGGCGGACTGGTGACAGGCGGGTCGGACGGCTTCTCCGGTGTATCAGTTCCACCCCCGTCACCCTCCGGGCCCGTGTATCGGTTGCCAGTGCGCTTAACCATCCACATGCAGTAAGGGCCGTTCGAGTCCTTGCGGCACACCATCATTTCCAATGGGACGACGACGCAGCCGGAATAGTGGTTTGGAGCACCCGCACCATTCCAGCGCCGGATGAACGGATTTTTATCGGAACAGGGATCAACCTCAGGCGCTTTTTCACCTGAGCAAGGAATAGTTCCACCAGCAGGAACCGCACCGATGAAATATGGGGTTTGCGCAGGACAAACACGCAAAGTCGCATTGCCGCCCTGAAACACAGACCCCGACGGTCTTTTAACCATGCAAGCAAATGAAGCTCCAACAGGCTGAGCGCTATCAAAACTACCGGTACCACCGTTCGCCAAATTCTTATCCATTGCACTACTACACGCAGCCTCTGCCGTTAAAGCATACGAGGTAGTATTACTGCCAATAGAAGCCTGCCAATACCGGTCCTGAGCACTAGCCGTTACCGGTAACGCTAAGAGAATCGCGCTAAGCGCGGAAAAGAATATGCCACGCACCGATGTACGCGACCAGAATGAGAAGTGCCACACGAAACCCCCGGATGTAAACGAAAAAAAGGGGCGCGAACGCCCCTGACGGATACAGCTGACGATCACATGGACGCGCGGATCATCTTGTACGCCTTGATACCGACGTAGATCAGCAGAATCGCAGCGCCGATTGCGCCCACAGCAGTAGCCACGGTCGCGAGTTCGGCGGTAACAGCTGCGGTGTCCACCTCGGCAGCAGCGGAACCGGCGAAAGCTGCGAGACCAGCACCGACCAGGGCGCCACGGGTACCAACGTTTTTCAGAAACTTATTCATGATTCAGGACTTTCGTTTTGGTTAAGAGAGAGCGCCGCTATCAGCGCTCGATAAGACCACGCAATGGCCCAGATGCCACCTATGGCAATGCCCAGAACATGCGCGTTGTCGGCGCTCAGGTTGCCCAGCTCACGCCAAGCATTCGTCGCACCGTCCTCGACCACGTACGGGCACGTGGAGAGGTTTTGCGCGCTCGGATCAAGGGCTAGCAGCAGCGTGCCGTCAGCCATCTGAACCGCTCGCGCACAAACTGGCATTACGCCGCCGCTGCCATCGCTTTGACTGCGATAGGCTTCAACTCGGCGATCTCGAACGACAGACGCCCTTGGCGAGCACTTGCATTGATGATTGGCGTGTACGACTGACCGGCGACCAGATTGGTCGGCAAAGGAGCGGTGGGGCGTTCCATGAACACGACTTCACCCAGCTCGACTGTGCCGTCGTCGTTGGTGAAGATGCCGGAAACGATGATCATCTTGTACGGTTTCTTCGACTCCTTGCCGATGCCTTCCATAGGCTTGAGGGATACGATCTGAAATTTCATGGCCGCGCCTTAGTAAAATAGGTATTTAGTGATTTAGGGAAAAAGTAATGCAGCGAGGCAAATAGTAATTCACCTAAGATGGCGAATCAACCTTTTGCTTCTGTAGGGACACATGAAGGACACAAAGACATTGAATGTGTCGCGAGCGCTACACAGGATCGTCAAGACGCGAGCAGCCGACGCAGACTGCCCTATCGGCGATTACACCGACGTTTTGCTACAAGTGGGACTGTCCCACCCAGAGGAGGTTAAGCAACTCTTGGAAGGGAGTACCACTCAGGCAGAGTCGCAGGCATCAGAGTGATGACCTCCACCCGTTGTCTCAAGCGCGTCACGTTCGCTGGCACAGCGATGTCAATACCATAGCCGAGGAGTTGCTTCCTGTACCGGTAATAAGTGGCCGTCGACAACCGCTTCTTGAGGTCTGCACCGTCACGCCACGCCACGGCAAGCTCACCAGCCCTGCCCGGTATCTCAAGGAACTGATCGACATGTGACTCACCGCCGATGACGTCGTTGAACAGCGCGTAGATTCGGTTTTCCATACCATTGCCCCATTGACTGATGCGCCAGAGATTATTCTGTTTGAGATAGCGGCTTTTAAGGCCGATCTCGTGCCGTGCGATGCCCTGGTTGAGCATGAAATCAAACAGCCTCGGATCGAAGCCTTTAGCCTTCTTTCCACACTGGCGGTAATATTCCGCAGCCTTATCGTAGCACTTCGCGTACCAATACTTTGACCCCTCCCCCCATGCTACCCCGGTTGTCTTGTACGACCGTGGTTCCTGCCTCCCGCTCTTGAAGCCTTGGAGGTAACGAATAAACTGCTCGACGTTACCGGGCGAGCCGGTAGCCCAGTTACACGTGAGGTCAACACGCGTTATCACAGCAGCGACCGCTTGATAGCCCCCATCCTCGCCACCCTTCTTGACGAGCTGCATTGGAGCCGCATCGGTAAACGGGGGTAGACCGTATTCCTTCAACAGCGTGTTCGCCAACTGGACGCACTCAGCGACCGTATAGCCAAACAGGTTGTCTGCACGGTTGAACCTGCCGATGTTCCCTTCCAATGAAACCCGATGACCATCCGACCGGATACGAATCGAGGTCTCATGCGATCCACGATGCACCAACTTCTGTGGCACATCCCACTGTACTTGACCGTCCTGATCAACCGAGAAAACATGCCCGTCGTTGACCATGGGAACCTGCTGCCAGTGGACTTGATAAATAGACAACCAATCACAAAAAACCATCATCGGGCTGACCTCTGTTTTCTCATTTTGAGAATAACTTTA